AGGATTTGGATACACTTCAAACGGTTTAAACGAAGGTAGTAAGGTTCTAAACCAAAGTATGTCAACCGCCCAAGTTGTGGCAAGGTCTGAGCATACTTTATCACCTTCTTCGTTTATTTCGTATGCCTTGCAGATATGCCCTAACTCAACTACCGCAACATCTTTATAAGTATAAACCTCGTTACCTTCTGTATCGGTTGTCTTTACTTGTATCTTAGCTTGGAATTTAGACCATTCTGCTTGGTCTGTAAATTCGTATTTTTTGAATGTTGTCATTTTATTTTATAAGGTAGTTAGGGTTGCAAGTTCTGTATCTGAAAGTGCTGAAGGGAATACCATAAGGTTTTGAACGTTGCCGTAAAAGTTTTCTGTTCCTATTGCATTTGCAAAGTCCAATCTATCAAGTCCTATAATACTATCTGTGCCTATGCCACTATCAACTAACAAACCATTTACGTACATTTTATAATTAAAAGAACTATCGTAAGATATTGCTACCTTTGAATTTAACGTTGTGTCTGACGAAATGTATTCTAAATCAACTGATGCTGAATTATTACCCTCAATCCTTGCAAATATTTGATTTGTAACTGCTCTGTAACCAAATAAAACTCGATTGTCATTAGTTCCATCTGACAAAGTCATAAACCTATTTGTCCCATCATCAGCCAAAGCCGCTATCTCCGCATACAACACCCCCTCTGTGCTATTTATCAAACTACTTATCCCCGTCTTACTTGCCGCATCGGCTAAACGAGTCACCGCAGTTCCTGAGGTAGCGGGGATGTAGGATGTGGCGTATGAGCCGACCTCCGCCTCCGCTCCGTAAGCCCAAATTGTGCCGCTGCTATTGTTTACCTCATAGCGACCCGAAGTCATTGAACTTGAAAAGAGTAAGTAAAAACTTGCTGCTGCTGCGTCAGTAGTTGACAAAATGCATCGATACCACCCATTGCCATAGTTTTCAATAGAAGCAGTTGAACTGCTTCCCACCATATTAGCAACCCCGTTTTGTAAATCGTAGTTTGCCACGGGTGCAGTGGTAGCGCCGCTTGTCAAAATTTGAACGTATCGTTGAGTCCCCATTTTAAGAAAAATAGAGTAGGTTCTTGCGGCAGCACTTTGAAATTGGAAAACATAATGTTGCGTAGTTGTTCCGTCTGCCGTAATCAAGTCAGCATTCGTATAGCCATCGGGTGAAACTGCATTATTTGCGGTTACGCTTACCGCACCTTTAGTCCAAGCCGCATTATCAAACTGCTCCGAGTAGAATAAAGAATTCGTTCTCTGCGGTTCTAAAAGTAACTTACCGCATCCCGAAGTATAGTCTATACGAGGAACACCCGTTGCAACTGATTCTATTAAGCCGCTTTCGTTTACCCTCGTTGCGGTGGATGCTCTTGTAAAGGTCAAATCGCCACTTCCATCGGTTGGCTTTAAGCTATATATTTTGTCCTCTTTGTATCCCGAAGGGTAAAGGATTAAACTCGCGTCATCGTATAAACTCATATTCTTGTTAGTTGTTTTATTGCATTAACTGCACAGTTTTCATTTTCTATAATTCCACCATCACTTTCAACGCGTAATCTATAGGCATCAAATATTATTTGCCCTAATGACACCCCTCCTTTAATGGCACTATATTGATACCCGAAACCAAACATTTATAGTTTGATTAAGAGTACAGATCCGCTTGTGATTGTTACCGTTTTGAATGGCTTACCGCTTGCAGGTGCTAACACCATACCGCTTGTGATAGTCTTTCCAGAAATACCCCATTCAGCTACAATATCATTGTCATCTGTGTCTGTTAATGCGCTAAAAATTACGTCATCATTCACACACAAAAATCTATAATTTGTGCTATTTGTTCCGGTAACCGTTGCACCGTTATCTGCATATTTGCCACCCTTGAGTGCAACTAATTCTTCTATTGTCATTTTCTTTAAGTTAAATTTTGTCTAATACTATATTCCATGATAACCCTTGCACATTGGCTTGAGTTATCAAATAAGATTTCTTGATTGCTCAACAATGTTTGGTCTATTCTTTTACCACTCACTATGCCCTTATATCGGTAAAGGATTGTTTCTATTTCATCCGCTATGTTTGACGCTTGCAAGAAACCACCATTTCCATCTTTGGCCTTTGAAGCATAAATGTTTATTTCAACCTCATGGTTTAAAATTGAATACCCATCTTTAAAGTTCTCCGGTGTGCTTCGTTCCGTGATTACAATACGAGGAAACAAGTTTTCTTGTGGTGCCAATCCATAATTCAACTGCTCTACCAAGTTGGTAATTGCAGGAACATTTAGAAGATAATATATTGCACCGCCTATCATTAATGCAAATATCTTAAAAGTACTTTCCTTTTAATTGTAATTATTTTAACATTCTTTTTGAAGATTGCTTCGCGGTTTTGGATCCGTTGCAACTCTTACATAATGCCTGAAAGTTTTCTTCATTCCATTCATCGCCACCTTGTGACATTGGAATAATGTGATCCGTGTAATATGAAGGTTGGTTGCAATCTTCCATTTCACACACTGGGTGTTTCATTTTGTAAGATAAAGATAGGTGCCGCCACGCCCTTGAATTGTAGAACTTTTCGTGTTCCTTATCCTTCAACCAGTTCTTTTGTTCTGCTTGCTTATTTTGTTTTTGTGGTGTAAATCCATACACCTTTTTTGGCATTGATGGCATTAAGGGTTGACTTTAGCACCGTTGAATTTATAAAGAAAACCATCAATAGGGTTCTTGTAGTAAGCGTGTTTATCGTAAAATACAAACTCACCATCCAATAAGTAATTACTAAGTGTTGGATCCGGTGCATTGCCTTTCATTTGGAATATGTTTGCACGAACCCTTTCGGCAACAACTGTTTGTCTGTATCCAAAAACAACATCACAACCTGCAGGAATATCATAATCAATTGTAACCGTTTCCACCGCTATTGATGTGTCTATTGCATTGGGTGTTGTTAGCACAACAAATTCACCGGCCTTCAATTTGGTTTCTGCATCAAGAATATAAAGCACATCACCCTTTCGCAAGTCATCATAATCAAAGTCTTGCAATGGTATAGTGTTAATTGAACCGGCGGTTAATAGTTCATCTAATGTTGCAACTTTATTCTGCTGAACAAAAGTGTCAAACATATAATCTTGTTCTTGATCCTTGCCTTGCTCACCAAATGTACCGCCTTGTGTGCCACTTGATAATCCAGTTCTTGCCGTTGCTACTTCAAACCAATCCCCACTATATTCATCAGTGTCGTAATTGTGTTGAATGTTTAGTGCAGCATATTTCTTGTTGTTATAGTTTAAAGTTTGAATAGGATAATAGAAACCTTCAACACCGCCCATGTATTTTTCTATTGGTCTAAATTGCAAACTCATAGCTTCCAAAACTCTCAATGTTGAAAGTGAACCTTCAAGATCAAATGCACCATTCCATGTTCCAACATTTACCAAACTTTGCGGTGAACTATTATAATTTTCATCAACACTTAAAATTGACGCACTTATCAATGGGCTTGTTTCTGATATAATTAAAGGATCAAGAATTAAATCTTTTGTATAATTACTATTTATGTTTTGAACTGTGATAAACTCGCTTTCTGAATTGCTATCTGTTGAATAAGGAACATAAAGTTCTAATTTTGAAACCTCAAAAACAGATTGAATTGCAGGCGATGTTCCAATGTATTGATCCGCACTAAAAGAAAGTAATATTTCACAATCTTCTAAATCAAAAGGTATTATTGGCGTTCTAAAAGTATAAGTTTTTGGCGCCCTATTAACAAAGGAATCAATTTCTTGTTCCCAGTATCTATTTGTTGTTACTGAATCATCACCCCAATATGGCGGAATACCATTGCCACCTTTTAAAAACTTGTTACCGCTTGAAACCTCTAAGCGCATTTTTAACTTAAATCTATTTGCGTTTAAAACTATTGGAAAACCATTTGCAATAAAACTTAAATTAATAACATTTCCTAAATCTATTCCACCTTTTATAGTTCCAATTTGATAAACAATTTCTGGATCATAAAAAGTTGGAGAAACTAAACTTCTTGAACTTCTTTTGCTAACTTTAGTAACGCCAGATACAACAATGACATCAAGATCTCCATCAACACTACCGACTATTGATGTGATTTTGCCGCCCTTTATTTCTATCTCTGACTTTTTGGCCCCAAACAAATAACCAAACTTGCCACCTCCAAGAATACGAAGTGAAGTATTATTGAAATCGTATGCGGTTAGATTGTAGGTGTTATTTAATTTGTTGTAATCCCTAATGTAAAAGTTCCCACCCCCATCATAATTTCTTATTTGATGGATGTAATAAGCCCCCTCGCAATGTACTATTCTTGCACTAAATAATTCTAAGATTCCTTTTAAAGCATCGTACCCAGTTAAAAATTCACTTTCGTTTTTGTCACTTTCTTTATTTACAAATAAGTTTTCTGGAATATACGTGTAATCTAAAATACTATCTGAAACATTCCAACCATCCACAGAAAGACTTTTGTATTCTATACTTTCACGAATGTAGTCTTGTGAATTGTCCCAAAACGATTCTAAGGCGTTTTGTGCCAATATATTTTTAATTGCATCTATTACCTTTATCTTACCTAAATTAAGCAAGTCACCATCGTAGAAAACATCTTTAAGTCTATCAATGCCATCAATTGCACGAATGGTATATGGTCTTGGTTTGCTTGTGTTATCCCACTCAATTAAATCCACAATCACATTACCGGCCCAGTGAAGTGCATCTTCAAGATAAATTGCCACACTCATCACACTATCATCTGATTCAATGTACTTGTCAAAGAACCGATCAAAGTAAGCGTAGTCGCTTGGATTGGAATATGTAATGTCACTGTATGAGGTCATTAATGAATCCATAATGGTTCCATCAGTATCCCATTGAGTATTCAAGCCAATTAATTTTGGACTAAATGAAGGTATGAAACTATTGACACCTTCGTAATCGTTTTTGATATTGGTTTGAGCAACATAAGTGAAACCGCTTAATGTGATTTCTGTTCTGTTTAAACTTGAATTGTAGGTAAAAGAACCAACACCATAAACAACAAGATTAACTATTACATCTTGACCAAGTTCTAAATAGTCAGTCCAATCCTCACTTACATAAATAACACTACCGGCACCGCCTATAATTGGCGTATCAATTCCGATATATGTATTTGAATGAAAATCAACTCTGTAATTTTTGTCTTGTAGACTTTTTAGTTCGCTTGTAAATAGTAACATTTATCTTTTAAATTGTGATTCTCTTCCTTGTGTAATTATCATATCCCTGCCGCTTATTCTGGTATCAAGAACTATTGGTTGCATATTTGCGCCTATTCCACTCATGGATGAAAAATTGCCGCCACCTGAAAAAGATGAATCCATACCTCCACTTTTGTCTATTCCTTTTTGACTTAAATTTGATATTGCCGCGCCTGCTGCAATTAATGCCACACCGCCAATTATTGCAAGTGCAGGGTTGAAAGATTTTAATGCAACATCCAACATGATTTGTGCAATACCCATTGCAACCATTGCTTCACCAAATTGGCTCATGAACTTACCTAATGAATCTAACAAGCCCCTACCAAAGTCTTTGACAGTCATATCACCTCCACTTATTACAGTGCCTAAGAACTCGCCAAATTGCGTTAAACCTTCTGTTGCTAACGATTTTAATCCAGAACTTAAAGCATCACCCATTTCTTCACCTAAGTCAGCCGCTTGTCTTCTTGCTGCTGCTGCTGCTTGTTGGTCAAAAAGTTCTTGTGGTAATTCGATAGGTTTAATGTCTATTTCTAAAGGTATTTTTATTGGTTGATCAAATTTAAGGCCTTTTGATTTTAAGCCTTTTTGTATTGCATCAATTGCAGGTGTTTGTAAATTAGCCGCCGCAATTCCTTCTTTAAAATCAATTCCTAATTGTTTTATTTCCTTGCCAACTGTTCCTATTTTATCACCAAGAGGTGCAAGATCTACGTTCTCCAATCCTTGCAATTGCAATTCAAGATCCTTTGTAGCTTGACCTGCTGCAATCATTTGTTGTTGCGCTGCACTTATTTCAATGTTTAATTGATTGATGCTTTCTTGCGTTTTTTTAGCTTCAACAACATTTGTCAATGCAGTTGTTCCGGTTCCAAAAGTAAACATTTTACCTTTGTGAAGTTCTTTTCTTGATTTTAATTCATCAAGTAGTGCTTGTCTTTTTTCATAGGCACCCTTTACATCTGCGGCAGTTTTGGCCAAGACTGACCGTGTTTCTGCAATATTTGCTTTTATAACATCACCGGATGCAAGTACGCCTTGTTTTTTTAAGTCATTTATTTTTCCTATTTGCTCACCAAGTTTTTCATAGGAAGTTTTCATCGTTTTAATAGATGCTTCAACATGTGGAAACACTTTACTTGTGTGTGCCATTGCTACACCTAATGCAACCGCAGCCGCAGTAATTGCAGCAAATAGAATTATATAAGGTGCCATTGGCAAAGCCAACATTGCCATTGCGCTTGTTAACAATCCAATCCCATAAACTAAAGGCCCAATTGCAGCCGCTAAACCTGCTACAATAAGAATGAAATCTTGAACTTGTGGGCTTAAATTTTTAAACCAATCAGCTAATGCGCCAATTTTTTCTGCAACTTTACCAATTGCAGGTGCCATGCCCTCACCAAATGAAATTGCAACCGCTTCAATTTTAGACTTCAAAGCAAGCATAGAACCTTGCAATGTGTCATCCATTATTCCGGCCATATCTTTAGCCGCATCGGTAACATTTTCGTATTCTGTGGTTAATGGTTTTATTTGATTGACTCCATTACCTAAAACAATCAACGCGGTTTGTGCAGTTCGACCAACCTCATCCATTGCATTCCCAAGTGTTAAACCTTTATTTGCAAGATTGCCAATTGCGCCTGCAACATTGCCACCGGTGGAACCTAAGTCAGTAATTATACGCCTTAGTGATGTACCTGCTTGTGAACCTTTGATTCCATTGTTTGCAAGAATTGAAAGCATTGCACTTGCTTCTTCAAGTGAAATACCAGCAGCAGCCGCAACCGGTGCCACATATTTCATTGATTCGCTGAAACGATCCAAGTCAAGAGCAGATGAACTGAAAGACTTAGCCATTACATCAGTAACGCGCAACATTTGATCTGCATCTAATCCAAATGCCCTTAATGTACTACCAGCAACTTCAGCACTTTTGGCTAAGTCTTCACCGGTTGCAAGTGCCAAGTTTAATGTGGCACCGGTCATTGCTTCAATTTCGCTTGCCGAGAATCCTAATTTAGAATAATTAAGCATCAAATCAGCTACTTCCGTTGCCGTGAATCGTGTACTTGCACCAAGATCTTTTGCAAGTTGGTTTAATGCTTTGAATTGTGTTGCCGTTGCACCACTTACTGCATTAACCTTTGCCATTGATTGTTCAAATTCTGCAAATGTTTTTACGGCTAAACCACCCATTGCAACCAATGGCGCAGTGATAGACATCGACATTTCTTTGCCGATTTGCTTAAATTGGCTTGCCGTTTTTCTTAACCCACGTATTAAGTTTTGTTGTGATGTTGAAAATGCAGCTAAATCAAATCCTGCGCGTATGTTTATCTGCTTTCTTGCCATTTTATTTGAACCAGTTTGGTTTTTGTTTCTTTAATTGTTCTATTTCTGCCTTTGTCCAAGCATTGTTGCCAGTGCCTTTTTTGTCTTCTTGTTCCCAGTCAAACTTAATCAAGTCTTGTGGTTTGTGCATCCTTTTATTGCCGGCACTTTTCAATGTTACAAAAGAAACAAATCTTGCCGTTTCCCATTGCGTGCGTGCCTTTATGTTTTCGCCTATTGTGTGGCCTATGTAGGCATCAAATATGGCCGCCATTGTAAACTCATCAAGTGATAGTGGGGACTGCTTTAGAACGCCTAAAACAAACCCCCTTATCCAAGTTGCCAACGGCAATTTTACTTTTTTGCTTCCTTGCCCATGTTATTCAGTGCCGCCATATCTTCTTGCATGGCTGCCGTGAATACATTCATGAGCGCAAAATCTTCATCAATGGCATCAATTACAAAGTCCTTTGTCACATTTTC